GCCATAGCCGTGTTTGCGCTATCTTTCTTTATCGAGCGAGCAGGGTCAATCATGATGTAGACCATGAGTGTCTCAGGCCGCACCTCATAGATTTGCAGGTCTGCCTGATCGAACATCCGCTGGTGTCCGGCCAATGGGTTGCCGAGCATCTGACAAGCGATAGTCGCCTCGCCCTGATCGCGTACTTTGCGTTCCCATTCGGCCTGAGTGAACAGCAGTGGCTTGCCGGTAATCATGCCGTCATCGGTAGCCGGTCGGTGCCGTAGGATGGCTGCCCCACGCTTGATGATGTCTTGGTAAGTGTCTGCGTAACTGTATCGAGTGCCTACGTGCCACTTGCGCCCGCCCATGCTGCCAAGGTTGTCCGACAGCTCCCACGCTTCGGTGGTCTTAAAAATCTGTTCGGCGGTGCTGACCGACTCGCGGGTTACAACGTCATCATAGATCAGCAGGCCAAAGTGACGGCTGGTAGGCTGCCCGTCCACCAATCCGTGCGCCTCGATGGTGGCTTCCTTTGGGTTAGTCTTGCGCTTGACGATCAACCCAGAGTCTAGTGACCAAGTGGGCGCTTCCTTTTGTGGGTTGCTCCATAGGACATCGGGAAACAGATCCTTGAGCGTTTGATTGCTCTCCAGCTCACGCTTGATCTGGCTCATGAAAGCCTTAGCGATGGGCTTCGTATGGCTGAACAGCCCTATCGTGATCTCAGGGTTTCGCAGGATCTCTTGAATTGTGCCTGCATAGGTAATGATGGTCGACTTGTAGTGTTCCCGTCCCCAAATGTCTAGGTGGCCGTCTGGTGCTAGCTCTACCTCACGGCAGCGGTCGTAGATCCAAGGGTGCCAGGCATCGCCACGGCCAAGCAGTTTGATTAACAGGTAATAACGGTCTATCAGTGCTAAGGCGGCTACTGCCTCAACGTCAGTGCCATTTGAATCAAGCTGATCCCATAGACTCAATATCTGCGTAAACGGCGTCCTCAAAAGGTTCACTGGCCTGTTCCACAGCGCGGAGCGTGTTGGCGAGAGTACGGGCATTGCCTACCGTGATGTACGTCGTGTGGGTGGATTCTGAGATGAGATGTTCGGTTGCTTTGCCGTCAATGCGATTGGCGATCTCTGCGACTGCCCACTGTTGCCCTTCGATGGCTGCCGCGACAACCCGGTCTGCGACAAGATCAAGCCCGTTGTCATAGACGTTCTCGGCTTTTCTGGCCAGAGCGCGCTTAATGGCGGCTGTCCATCTTTTACCTTCTGCACGATTGTCATTCCCCACTGGTGCGCCACGCATTTGATAGATACTCTAACGCTTTGATTTTCTTGCAGCCTTCGCCGCCGCCGCATTTCCTGCTCTGACGGCTCTACCTTCGTCATGGGTGGAGGCCAGCACCGAGTTGGCCGCATGAGCAAAAGCCCGTTTCGCCTTCGGTGTCTTGGCCTTTTTGGTAAAACTACTAGCGTCTTTGACTGACCAAGGCATCAGGCTGCTGCCGGTGGATCTGGTTGAACTGGATCGTTAGCCACTGGCGCGTCTGTGACGGTGACAGGTGCGACAGTTGCGACAGTTGCGACAGTTGACCCACACGTGCAGGCCGTCATGCCAGCCACAGCATCATCAAGCCCTTGAGCGTAGACCGCCCACAGACCGGCTGCATGACTGATCGGTAGACCAGTTTTGTACAGTGCGTCGATCTCGTAGTCTGTCATGACCGAGTGCCTTTCTTTGGCTTCTCGAGCTTGTCATTGCCGGTCATTTTCTTACGCATCGGCATTTTGCTGTCCATCATCATGCCTGGCTCGTCGGCGTGCCGAGCTGCTGGACGATGACCTTTCTTCTTGTGATGTTCTGGCAGTGCCATTTAATTATCTCCTGAGTACCCACGATAACCGTTGTAGGCCGTCAATGGCCCGTAAGCATCGCCCTTGAGATACAGCTCTAGGCGGTGCGGTAAATCTTTATTGTTGCGGTGCATTATTGACTCGTCAAAGTCATAATCGCCAGTTAGCCGAGGCGTGTTGCGCCATTCTTTAGGGCAGCACTCGTGCATTTCAGCTTTTTTCGTCTTTTTTCTGTCCATGACCTATCCTATTGCATTGCTGATACGTTGCCAAGCCTAAGCACAAGTCTACCACCAGGCATCACTTCCCGCCTTGCAATGCCCAGCTCGTCAATATCACCGTCATCCTTAATCACTTTTGCAAACATTAGCGCGTCCAAAGTGGCTTTCAAAAGGTTGTCCAAATCACGCTTTCGCCGGTCTGGTGGGTAGGCTGCTATCACTAACCCAAGCCGTCCACTGTACATCCCTGTTCTTACATTTTGCTCGTACAAAGACGCAATGCAATCTTGCCGATACGTCCTACCCTTTGCGCTTATGAGCGTCCTGCCTGCCATCGGCCCACGGCTAAGGTGCCTGTAATACGAATTAACCGATGGTGGCCATGGCAGCTCAAACTGAATCATTTTCGGGGTGTCATAGTCGCCAAATCTTCCACCAACCACGCAGGCCACTCACCCTTCGGAGTGCTTTTGCAATAGTTACGCCAAGCCGCAAGATAACCCGCGTTCTGAGCGTATTTAGGGCTAATGATAGTCGTGCCTTCAGTGCGTGGTAACTTTGCATTGCGTTCCTTAATCTCCCCGCTTTGCACTTTTTCCCAAATCTGCTGTGTCTTAGCCATCGTAGTTCTCTCAGTAGTTCTAACAATTTGAGAGTATTCCCAATTTGGGATTATGTAAACAACGGTATTGTTAGTAGTAATTAGATGCAGTTTAAGAGAAGAATCTGGACGGCTTTTTTTTCTAGTGAAAAAAGCCGGAGATTTAAGACCTTTAGCAACAGCGTGCTAAATTCCAAGAGCGTACCTGTCCCTTCCAAGGCTGTGAGCCAAGGGGACAGTACGCTGATCTGATCCGATATAGCGTTAGGGTGATTGCTTTCACGGTTTCCCGTGCCGCTGCGCCCTTCACCCATAAACCTGTGGCGCGTGTTTTATAGCAGTTCCCCCAGTAAACATACGAGCTAGACGCTGGCGTCGACCGTCCATCTAGCAAGAGCGAGCCTGAGTGTAGTACCATTCCGCTCAGTCGGTCAAATCCTGTGCTTCCCCCACATGACCTAATCGGGTGTAGTTCCCCGAGCCGCCACGGCCAGCCTCTAAACTGGCCGTTTTGCGTTACGGGGTAGGGAGAAAATTTATGGACCAGGCAACAATGGATCACGTGCTAGACCGCATCCTGAGCTTTGAGGGTGGCTACGTAGACAATGTTAATGACCGCGGTGGGCCAACAAACTTTGGCATCACCCTGGCAACCTTGCAAAATTGTCGGGGTGTACCCGTTACGGCCACGGACGTTCAAAATATGAGCGCCAAAGAAGCCCGCGATATATACAAAAAAATGTATATAACCAATCCGGGCTTTTATGAGATCAACGACCCAGACTTAGCCGAATTAGTCATTGACGCGGGGGTCAACCACGGTCTCCGAGGTGCGACCAAATGGCTTCAGACCGCCGCCGGTGTGACCGTGGACGGCATCTGGGGATCCGTGACCAAGGCGGCAGTCAATGCGGCTGACCCCCGTAGCCTACGGGCTAAGGTAACTGCCTACCGAGCGCAGGCTTACGGCAATCTAATTAGCGCCGACCACAACCAGGCACAATTTGCCGCTGGGTGGATGAACCGACTGGCGTATTACATTGAAAAACTTAGCTTATGAACGACAAAATCGGCTTATTTTTAGTCTTTGGCATTGTTTTGGTAGCGCTCAAAGTGGCGGCTTGTTGGATAGCCGACCGCATTCAATAACTTAAATTAGTTCTTGACATTGCATTAGCCGTTGATTCTGCTATATTTTGATTCCAATCAGGGGTAAACCGATACCGTCACTGCCTCTGACGCCCCCCGGCTGGGATCGGCCAACCAGACCGGGGGGATTCCCCAAAATGTATATTTGTTTAGGCATTAGCCGCGTTAATGTCTATTTAACGCTACAACCGGCTTTGGCGTGCAGGATCTCCTGCCGGGGTGCCGCAATCAAATGCCGTGGGGGTTGCATTATGTATCCGTGGTTTCCCACTCCAGTTTCCCCAACAGCTTGCTGTCAGCGCATCTGACCAGACGCCGCAACCAATTATACGGAT